ATTATGTTAAGTGTTCTAGGAGGAGCCAAAACTCCTGCTGGATCTGTCACATATACCTCTGGCTCTGGCAACTTTACTGTGCCAGTTGGAATATTCTCTATAACGTACAGCGTCGTTGGTGGTGGCGGTGGCGGATCAGGCGGCTACCAGATTGGCGGAATAAATAATAACTATACCTACGGAGATTTGGTGGGTGGTGCTGGTGGTGGCGCTGGACGAATATTAAACGTGACTCTTGCAGTTACCCCCGGTCAACTTATCGCATACAGCGTTGGCGCTGGTGGTGCAAATAGCGGTGGCCCCGGTCTGCTAGGTGGCGTTGACGGTGGAACTACAACATTTTCTTCATCTACTGCAACTGGTGGTGGTCGCGGGAATTCTTATAACGCTTCAGGTGGCGGAGGAAATCCTGCCGACCGCTCAGGGGGGACAGGAGCCGCTGGCTCTCCCGGAGGCTTTACAGGCACACAACCACTCCCGTATACAGGCGCCGGCCCTTCTATTGGGGTTCCTCAAGGCGGCGCTGGTGCAACTGTTAACGGCGTTGTTTATGGCACAGGCGGCATTGGTGGCCCTGCAAATCCGGGCGGGGTTGGTGCTGCGGGTGTCGGTGGTGTTGTCTTTGTTTCATGGACGTGAGGTAAAAAATTGATCCGATCAGCCTCCTCTTTGCCGCCAATGCTTGCGTCGCAGCCATCAAGGAAGGTTGTGAGCTATACAAGCAGGCGAAGACTTCTTTCATGGAGGTCAAAGCCACAGTTGACGAAGCTGTTGACATCGGAAAAGAAATCTATGGATTTTGGGGAAAGATTTCTGCTTTCTTTGGCGCGAAGCCTAAAGCTCGACCAGCGTCGAAGTCTGTGGCGAAAAAGAAAGAAAAGTTCGTTGCCATCGACGAAACCCAAGTCATGGTCGATATTGTCAAGCATCTCACCGAGCTTTTCCGGCTCCAAGAGCAGTTAGCCGCACACAATCGGGAGGAAGAAGAAAAGTCCAGAAACGTTTACGAACCTGACCAAAACCAAATGGAAGCCGCATTGAAGCGGGTGATGGCAATGGATCAGATGGCGGCACTGGAGGTAGAGGTTAGAGAGACGATGGTTTACCGCAGTCCACCAGAGATGGGGGCGCTGTATTCCAAGGTGTTTGAAATGCGGGACATCATCGCCGCTGAACAAGAAGCCGCAAGGCTTGCCCAAGAACAGCGGGAGCGAAGATTGAGATGGCAACGACACCAAAGGGAAAGAAGCCAAAACCTGCGAGCAGGAGCAGCCGTCCTAACCTTGATCCTTATCGCATACCTGTGGACGTGGCTCCTGTGGCTGAAACAACTGAGGAGCTTGTGATGGGGATGGTGGGCTGGGTGGTGGCGGTTTTGTTGGTAGCCCTCATGCTGCCGTTGTTGGCGTTCATGTATCTGGACATACTGGAGACAAGGAACGATGCCAAACAGCAGTTGGAGAAGGTGGAGAAGTTGAGACGGGAAGTTGAGAGGAAGAATCGGGATGCTCCAAAAGAATTTGAGGACAACCCTGTTTTTGACCGGAGGAAGAAACATGAGTAAGCAACTGGAAAAAGACTCAAGCTACAACGAATTTGACACCGACCATGACGGCGTGGTGACTGACACAGAGTTGGCGCGGTCTGAGCGCATGATGCAGATCGAAAACATGGACAAGATGGCTGACCAGCAGAGGATCATGGCGTGGGCGGCGTTGGTTGCACCACCTACCCTCATTGCGTACTTGGCATCCGAGTTGGTGACACTGGAGAAAGTCAATGCACTGAATGGTCTGGTGACCACCTACTGCGCGGCAATGGGAACGATTGTGGTGGCGTTCATGGCAGCAACGGCCTACGTGCGGGGAAAGACCGGCGAATGAGCCTGCTCAACCCCTACGTCCTGCTTGTCATCGTGCTTGCCCTACTTGGCAGTTTTGGAGCCGGGTATTACAGTGGCGAACAGGAGGAGTATGAGCGCCAGCAGGTGGAGATTGCCCGTTTAAACGAACAGGCACGGGAGACAGAACAACGCATGGCGGAGGTTGCCCAGACCTACGCCCAGACCTTGAAGAAAGCCAACGATGTTGCACGGATTAAAGAAATTAAGCTTCGTACTGATCTTGCCTCTGGCGAGCGCAAGCTGTTCATTCCTGTCAAAGCGCCCGACTGCCCCATGTCAGTGTCCGAACCATCCGCCCCTGCCAGTGGAGATACAGAAACAAGAGCCGAGCTTGACGGACGAGTTGCTCAAGCTCTTGTCGATCTCACCGCCCGAGGCGACCAAGCCATCCGGCAACTCAACACCTGCATCGACCAGTACAACCAAGTGAGGAGCATGAAATGACCCAGTTGACCGCTAATTTCTCCCTGCACGAATTGACCAAATCTGAGACAGCCCTGCGCATGGGCTTGGACAACACCCCCGGGCCAGTTGAGACTGAGTACCTCAAAATCTTGGCTGAACGTGTTCTCCAGCCCATCCGCGATCATTTCCAAAAAGGTGTCAAGGTGAACTCTGGGTATCGCTCTCCTGACTCAAATGCAGCAGTCGGAGGGTCTCGTACCTCAGACCATTGCAAGGGCCAAGCAGCCGATATAGAGATTCCCGGCGTACCAAATGCTGAGTTGGCGCAGTGGATCATGGATAATCTGGACTACACCCAGTTGATTCTGGAGTTCTACACCCCCGGCATTCCTGACAGTGGTTGGGTGCATGTGAGTTACAACCCAGACAACTTAAAAAAGCAGGAGTTGACCGCCATGAAAGTCGCTGGTAAAACGCAATATGTTCCCGGACTTGTAGCTTGATACCATGCCCTTACAAAAAATACTGTTCAAACCCGGTGTAAACAAAGAAAACACCCGATACACCAACGAAGGCGGTTGGTATGACTGCGACAAGATTCGCTTTCGCCAAGGTACGCCTGAGAAAATTGGTGGGTGGCAGCAGATTTCTTCGTACACCTATGAAGGCACTTGCCGTTCTTTGTGGTCATGGTCTTCGTTGGGCGGCGTTACGTATGTAGGCGTTGGCACACATCTCAAGTTCTATATTGAAGAGGGCGGTGCGTATAACGACGTCACACCCCTGCGTGCAGTTCAAACAGGTTTAAACGGGCCGTTCACAGCAACTGCTGGCTCAACTACCATCACTGTGGCGGACAACTCCCACGGAGCAACCGACGGCGACTATGTAACTTTCTTTGGTGCAACGGCTCTAAGCCAACAAACCTTTACGGTCACCATTGCAAGTCCAGCAGTGGTCACACCTGCTTCATACGTACCTGCAAACGGCACGGTAGTTATTTTGTCAACGACTGGCGCTTTGCCGACTGGTTTGACTGCGGGGGTGCAGTATTACGTTGTAAACGCAACAGGTTCAACATTCGAGCTTGCCAACGTGCCAAACGGTACGCCCATCAACACTTCCGGTACGCAGTCAGGTACACACTCCGTGTACGTCAACAGTGGTCTGACAGCAGATGTCTTGAATCAAAGTTTTGCTATTACCGTGATTGACGGCAATTCATACACAATTCAAGCGCCGGTAGCTGCTGGTACGTACGATACCGGCAATGGTGGTAACCCAGTTAATGCCTACTATGAAATCCACATTGGTAGCGACACAGCACAGCCTCTTACTGGTTGGGGTGCAGGGCCTTGGGGATACGGCGCTTGGGGCATTGGCACTCCCGGTACAAGTTCTTTACGTATTTGGTGGCAGAACAATTTTGGACAGGACTTGGTGTTTGGCTACCGTGGTGGCCCGATGTATTACTGGAATGCTTCTGTTGGCACTACACCCAACCCCGTCACCATTACGATTGCTTCTCCGGGCGTGTTGACGCTCTCCAGCGGTTCTTTGATAGATGGTCAGGCTGTTGTGCTTTTGACTTCCGGTGCTTTGCCGACAGGCTTGACTTCCGGTACTGTGTATTACGTTGGTGGGGCATCAGGCTCAACTTTTAGGCTTGCCACCACATTTGCCAACGCAATTGCGGGTACGTATATCAATACATCCGGCACTCAGTCTGGTACGCAGTATCTGTCTCCCTACGGCATCCCGGTCACGTCTTTGGGCGGCGCGTCTGATGTACCCGCGCTGGTTAACTTTGCAATGGTGTCAGATGCCAGCCGATTTACGATTGCTTTTGGCTGTTCTGCTTACGCCAATGCAGACACAACAGTAGACCCCATGCTGATTCGCTGGTCTGACCAAGAATCTGTGACCAACTGGACTCCGGCTATTACCAACCAAGCGGGGTTTATTCGCCTCTCACACGGCTCAGAAATCCTGACTGCGGTTCAGGCCCGACAAGAAATTGTTGTGTTTACAGACACCTCTCTGTACTCTATGCAGTACCTTGGCCCACCGTACATTTGGAGTACTCAACTCCTCGGCGACAACATTTCCTTGGCTGGTTACAACACCGCAATCATTGCATCGGGTATTGTTTATTGGATGGGTGTAGATAAATTCTACAAGTACGACGGTCGCGTTCAAACTTTGCGTTGTGATTTGCGCCAGTTCATCTACAGCAACATTAACCTTGAGCAGCAGGAGCAGTTCTTTGCTGGCACAAACGAGGGCTTCAATGAGGTCTGGTGGTTCTACTGCACGGCAAACTCAACAACAATTGACAGGTATGTGGTGTACAACTACGCCGAGGACATTTGGTATTACGGTAATTTGGGCCGAACCGCATGGCTAGATTTTGGCCTTACAAACTACCCGCTTGGCGCAACTTATGCGCAAAACCTTGTCTATCACGAATACGGTATTGACGACAACACAACTGACACTACTCAGCCAATTGAAGCCTACATCACCTCATCGCAGTTTGACATTGGCGACGGGCATAACTTTGGGTTTGTGTGGCGTATCGTCCCTGACTTAACTTTCCGTGGCTCGTCTACTACGGGGGCAACACCACAAATCAACATGTACCTGCTACCCCTGCAAAACTCGGGTTCTGGGTACAACGATCCTGTAGAGTCCGGCAATCAATCTGTTGGTGGTGTCAGCTACGCAAATGTGGACAGGATTGGCGCGTACACAGTAGATCAATTTACTGGGCAGGTTTACACGCGAGTTCGTGGGCGTCAGATGGCTATGAAAGTGTCGTCCAACCAAATTGGCACGATGTGGCAGCTAGGCGCGCCCCGTATCGACATTCGTCCTGATGGCAGGAGGTAAATGTTCCGTCCATTCATATGTTGATACAATACAGGCTCTTACAAGGAGCTTTTATGAAACTCGTAGATCGGACAGGGCAGGTTTTTGGCAAACTAATTGTTCTTGAGCAGGCTGGACGCGATAAGTTAAAAAAGGTATTGTGGCGGTGTAAGTGTAAATGTGGCAATGAGACAGTAGTTGTATCTGGAAGTTTGGTGACGGGCAATACAACATCATGCGGATGTATTACTCCAAATCTTAAACATGGTGGTTCTGGTAAGGGTTCTTACAACACATGGAGAGCAATGATTAGACGATGCACAATCCCAACAGATAAAGACTACCCGCGTTATGGCGGCGTAGGTATTTCAGTCTGCCCAGAATGGATGGAATACAAAAACTTTGTTGCTGATATGGGTGAACCAGAAGGCGATGAAACACTTGACCGGATTGATGCGTATGGAATTTATGAGCCAAGTAACTGCCGTTGGGCCGGAGTTAAAACCCAAGCTAGAAATGTCCGTATAAGACCTGACAGCACAACTAAAGTTACAGGGGTATCTAAAACAAGTTCTGGTAAATTTATAGCAAAAGTGAATGTGGGAGCGCAGGCATACTATTCAAAAGTGTTTTTGACTATAGAAGAAGCCGCTGCCGCCCGTAAAGAGCTTGAACGTCTTCACTGGGGGATTGCGTAATGGCTACGTTTGACCCCAAAACCCTTGACTTCTTAAATCCAGTAGCGCCCAACTTGCCGTTGGCTACAAACGAATACGAACGCCAGTACCAAGATCAGTTTGCAAACATTTTGCGCCTGTATTTCAACCAACTTGACAATACTTTCGGGGCAATTCTTGGGCCAACTGGTGGCAGGTATTTAAAGTTTCCGTATGGCGCGTTTTCAAGCGACCAAGATCAGGTGACCACGGCAAACACCGCCACACTGATGACGTTTAACACCACAGACTTTGCCAATGATGTGTCTATCAGTTCGTCTCAGATTACGGTTGTTCATTCGGGTATATACAACTTGCAGTTCAGCGCGCAGTTCCAAAACACGGATACCGCTTTCCAAGATGTTTACATCTGGCTGAGACAAAACGGGGTAGACATCCCGGGGTCAACAGGCTTTGTGTCTATCCCAAACAGACATGCGGGAACAAATGGGCATTCAATTGTTGGCTGGAACTATTTTTTAAGTATGGCGGCAAATGACCATGTTGAGATTTATTGGTCTGTTCCTACGGTGGACGTTACCATCCAGCATATTGCCGCGTCAGGAACCCCAACCAAGCCGTCTACCCAGTCTGTGGTAGCCACACTTTCGTTTGTCTCTTCGCTTCCAACATGACTCACACAACCAGTACCCCCACTGACTACGTCCAGTTTGACGAAGTCGACGACATTTGGATTCGGTCGTACACCATTGAGAAAGCGGGCTGCGGTTTATCCCAACACGTCCACGAACACCCCCACGCCACCCTTGTTTCTCGGGGTACTATTCAAGCTTGGCAGGACGGGGAAAATATCGGACAATTCACTGCCCCTGCGGTGCTCACGATTCCGGCTGGCAAAAAACACATGTTCAAAGCGCTGACAGATGATGTGGTGCTTTGTTGTCTACATAATTTGCGTGGGACTGGCCTCGAGTCACCCAAATTCAAGGAGTAATTTATGCCCGCACTGCTTATGACCGCCGCCGAGATTGCAGCAGCCGAAGCTGCCGCAGCGGAAATACTTGCCGCCCAACAAGCAGCCGCTGTTGCTGAAGCTGCACAAGCTGCACAAGCTGCACAAGCTGCACAAGCTGCACAAGCTGCACAAGCTGCACAAGCTGCACAAGCCGCACAAGCTACACAAGCCGCGCAAGCTACAGCTACCGCAACAAACGCAGCAACAAACCAATCAGTTCTTCAAGCCATAGGTGCACAAGGGGGCGCACCTGCATCTGCTGCACAAATGGGGGGCTACGGCGGTGTAAACGGTCTTCAAGCATTGGCGCAAGAAGTAGGAGCTAATATACCTTCGGGCGGCGTAAGTAGTTTGGTAAACACTACAGCAGGGCCAACCAGTTGGGAACAGATTTTTAGCCAAGGCCAAAACATAGCCGACACTTCTACAAAAATAGCTGATGTGGCCAGTGCTGGCCCAACGCCAGTTCCTTCTGCACTCACCCCGGTTCAACCGCCAGCACCTACGCTCTACGGCTCTACACCCCCCGTTGGACAACCTCCAGCACCACCTAGCACGGGGCCTAATACATTTCCGGATATTGTTCCGCAAACCCCTGCTCCTGCCGCACCTCCTGCCGCACCTTCTGCCGCACCTCCTGTTTCAGAAGCTGTACCACCAAGACCAGACAACGCCTTATACCAATTCAAAAGCCCTACCGCTCCTACATCTGCGAATATGGGCGGCGC